GCAAAACCGTCAACACCTGTTAAAACATCATCAGCTCCTGAGTTTGACCCACAAGAAGACGCTGAAGGAGACGACGATTTACCATTTTAATCAATATGAGCATGGACACGTGAATTAACATGATGTCCATGCTCTTTTTTTCAAAAAAATTATAAAATATACAATGGCAATCAAGAAAAAAGAATTTGATTATATATCCAAATTCTCATCTAAAACAAAATACAAGGACGAAAACTTCTATTATTGTGGTGAGGCATTTAACAATGCGTGTGGATTACCCGGACCTGTAATGGGTGGGATTAATATGTTTTTAGGACATACTAACTCTTCAAAAACTACCGCAATGATTTTAGCGGCGGTTGATGCACAAAAGAAAGGGCATCTACCTGTACTACTTATTACGGAGAGAAAATGGAAATGGGAACACGCAATTGAATTAGGATTTCAAGCTGAAAAAGATTCAAATGGCGAATGGACAGGAGATTTTATCTTCAATGATTCCTTTGACTACATTGAACAAGCGACTGATTTCATAAACGATATTATCGATGCACATGAGAAAGGTGAAATCCCAAGACACATTTTGTTCTGTTGGGACTCCATCGGTTCAATACCGTGTAAGATGACCTTTGATGGTAAAGGTGGTAAACAACACAACGCGAGTGTTTTATCTGACAAAATTGGTATGGGTATTCATTCAAGAATTACCAAATCCAAAAAAGAAGATTACCCATCTAAAGATTCATCATATTACCTAACAATGGTTGTTGTAAACCAACCATGGGTAGAATTACCCGATAATCCTATGGGTCAACCTGAAATCAAACCAAAAGGTGGTGAAGCGTTAAAATTAGCGTCATCATTAATCTTTTTGTTCGGTAACCAAAAGAAATCAGGTATCAACCACATTGATGCAACTAAAGATGGTAGAAAAGTTGTTTACGCTGTAAGAACTAAAATCTCTATCCTCAAGAATCACGTCAATGGTTTAGGATACAAAGACGGTAAAGTTATCGTTGTTCACAATGGATATATCGCTGACACCAAAGAGGCGTTGGAAGGATACAAAAAAGAATACTCAAGTTTTTGGAGAGATAAATTAGGGTCTACGGATTTTGATTTAGCCGAATCAACAACTTTTGATTACGAAGAAGAAGATTAATATTTGTTTAACCCTATAAGAGTGATGATTAATGCCTAATGTATTATTAGTAGATGGAGACAATTTACTTACTATTGGTTTTTTTGGATTAAAAAATCACTTTTATAAGGGAGAACATATTGGTGGAATTTACCATTTTATCAATACTTTAAGAAGAACAATTGAGATACATCGTTTAGATAAAATTGTTGTTTTTTGGGACGGTCAAGATGGTTCTTTAACAAGAAAAAGATTCTATCATCAATACAAAGAGAATCGTAAATCTAGAATACGCAGTGAAGAAGAGATTCATTCGTATGGAAAACAGAGAAACAGGGTCAAACAATATCTCGAAGAACTTTTTGTTAGACAAGGAGAATACGAATTTTGTGAGACTGATGATGCAATTGCATACTACAGTCAAAACTCACCAAAAGAAGATAAAATTATCTTTTCTTCGGATGGTGATTTAACACAATTAGTATCAGAAAACACTCGATTATACAATCCCTCACACAGTAAAATATATCAACCTAATGATATGTTCGTATATGACCACGAACAGATTTTAATACAAAACATTAAAATTGTCAAAATGATTTGTGGTGACCCGTCTGATAATATTGCGGGCATTAAAAACTTAGGTGTTAGACGATTAGTCTCCATGGTACCTGAAGTTAAAACCGAGGAAATTTCTATAGAATTTGTATTGGAAAGATTCAACAATCTTTTTGAACAAGACAATGACAATAACATTGTTAAAAATTTATTGACAGGTGTGACAAAATATGGAATACTTGGTGAAGAATTCTTTGATGTGAATAGTCGAATAGTAAGTCTTGAAAATCCCTTTTTAACAGATGACGCAAAAGAATCTATTAATTCACTTATAAACGATTTGATTGACCCTGAGGGTCGTTCATATAAAAACACGATGAAGATGATGATGGAAGATGGTATATTCTTACTTCTACCAAAATCAGATGACGCGTGGATAAACTTCCTAAATCCTTTTTTAAGATTAACAAGAAAAGAAAAAAATAAAAAATTAATTAAAATTAGAGACAATGAGTAATCAAGATGTAACAAAGTTCGAGTTCCTTTTGACCTTAGAAGGAAACATTATCTGCCAACGATTCTTTAACGTTAGAGAGCATAACTCCAAATCTAGACGTTCTATGGATTTACACTACTACGTTAAAAATATTTGTAGCGATATTAGTGATGATTTAAAAACAAAAACATTGGATTATCTACACGAAAATCGTGATTATTTTTACGGTTTAGAGGTTGCAGAAACTGATGAACAAAATGAAAAAGAGTATTTCTTACTCGAGATTAAGATGGGTGACGATGTATTTATTCAAAGGATGTTTTCCGCTAATGTCTACCACCCTAAGGTAAGATATACGGTAGATATTCGCCCATATTTGAAGAGGTATTTGTCAGACTTAACTGACATCTTATCATCTAAAGATTTGGAAACAACGTATTTAAATTACAAATTATAAAAACTAAAAAAACTATGTCAGAAAAAAATTTTGGATTTCTCGGAGCATCATTCCAACAAACATTAATTAAATCAATAGTAGAGGATAAAAAGTACGGTGAACAGATTATTGATGTAATCGAGAGCAAATATTTTGATAATAGTTCTTTTAGATTCATTACTGCTCACATTAAAGAATACTATCAGAAATATGGTAAGATACCTGATTATCAAAGTCTATGTCAAACCATAATTCTTGAATTAGGTTCTCAAGAGACCGCAAGAATACACTTGGACACTATCCACGATATTAAAGAAAATACCGTGGATGACCCAATGGTTAGAGAAGAAGCTTTAAATTTTTGTAAACAACAAAATTTGAAGAAGGAACTCAAAATGGTTACTACCATTATTGAAAATGGTAAATTCCAAGAGTACCATAAAATTGAGGGTATTATACAAAAGGCCCTACAGGTTGGGTTACCACCTGAAGAGTGTATGGATGTTTTCCACAATATCGATGCGGCTTTAGAGAAGGATAATAGACAACCGATTCCAACGGGAATTGAAGGTCTTGATTCAGCTTTGAAGGGTGGTTTAGGGACTGGAGAACTTGGTGTTGTTTTAGCCCCAACAGGAACGGGTAAAACTACAATATTATCTTTATTTGCGAATACCGCTTACTTACACGATTACAACGTCCTTCAAATATTCTTTGAGGATAATCCGGATAACATTAAAAAGAAACACTATACAATTTGGTCAGGAATTGCCCCCGATGAACAACCTGAAAATAAAGATTTCGTAAAAGAAAAAATCAACGAAGTTCAAACACAAAGTAAAGGAACTTTGGACATTTTGAAATTACCAAGTGATTCTGTTACAATCTCTGAAATCAAATCGAGATTAAGAAAAAGAAATTCAGAGGGTAAAAAAATTGACCTACTTGTTATCGACTACGTTGACTGTATCAGTCCTGAAAAATCACAATTCGGTGAAGAATGGAAAGGTGAAGGATTACTTAAATCAAGAATTGGTAGAGATGGTATCATATGGCAAAATTGTAAATTTGACAACCGACTTTTGGTTATTGATACCGAGTCACAAACTACACTACTTGGTCACAAGGAAGAAAAACAAAAAAACAATTCCGAAAGAATTAAGGATGCGTTTATGAAAAGACAAGAAACATTAAATAGAAATTAATAATAAACACCATGACAGAAAAGATTTTAAAAGAAAATCCCGGACGATTTGTCCTTTTTCCAATCGAACACCACGACATTTGGAGACTTTACAAACAACAAGAAGCGTGTTTTTGGACCGCTGAAGAAATTGATTTGGCACAAGACATCTATGATTGGGAAAACAAATTGAACGAGGATGAACAACATTTCGTTAAACACGTTTTAGCGTTTTTTGCGGCTTCAGACGGTATTGTGAATGAAAACTTGGCAATGAACTTTGTCAATGAAGTTCAGTACACTGAGGCGAAAATGTTTTACGGTTTTCAAATCATGATGGAAAATATTCATAGTGAAACCTATTCACTTTTGATTGATACCTACATCAAAGACAAACAAGAACAAAACAAATTAGAAAAAGATTAAAGAGATAATCTGTGGGGCTTTAGAGATTGAAAAGGAATTTATTTTAGAGGCCCTACCTGTAAAATTAATTGGTATGAATTCTGATTTGATGTCACAATATTTGGAATTCGTAACAGATAGATTGTTAGTGTCTTTAAATTGTTCTAAGGTCTATAATTCAGAAAATCCGTTTGACTTTATGCAAAACATTGCATTACAGGGTAAAACCAATTTCTTTGAAAAAAGAGTGGCAGAATACCAAAAAGCGGGTGTTAATAATAACGTATCCATCGAAGATATGGATACATCATTTGACGATATAGATTTTTAAAATATTATGAAAGTAAAAAAGAGAGACGGCTCATTGGAAGAAATGAGATATGACAAAATTACACGAAGAATACAATTTTTTTGTGATGATTTAAATTTAGAATACGTTGACCCTACATTGGTTACCCTTAAAGTTACGCAGGGAATCTATGATGGTATATCAACAACAGAATTAGACACATTAGCGGCGGAGACCGCGGCTTCAATGGTTACAACACATTCTGATTATGCTAAATTGGCGGGTAGACTAGCGGTTTCTAACCTACATAAAACAACACCAAAAAAGTTTTCACAGTGTATTAAAGAATTATATTCTTTTAATGAACCTAAAACAGGTAAAGAATCTTCATTGATATCTGACGAGGTTTATCAATTCGTAATTCAAAATAGAGAATCATTGGATGGTGCTGTTGCACAAGAAAGAGATTTTGATTTTGATTACTTTGGTTTTAAAACACTTGAACGTTCTTACTTATTAAGAATCGGTAAACGAATTGTTGAGAGACCTCAATACATGTACATGAGAGTTGCGGTTGGTATTTGTAATGGTGATTTAGAGACTGCTTTAAGAATCTACGACGACCTATCACAACATTTTTACACTCATGCCACACCAACATTATTTAATGCGGGAACTCGTCGTCCACAAATGTCATCTTGTTTCTTAATTGGTAACAAGGGAGATGATATTGATGGTCTATTTGACACCATTAAAGACGTTGCAAAGATTTCTAAATGGGCTGGTGGTATTGGACTACATGTTCACGACGTTAGAGGTAAAGGGTCGTACATTAAAGGGACAGGCGGTGAATCGGATGGATTACTACCAATGATGAAAACATACAACGAAGTTGCTCGTTGGATTAATCAAGGTGGTAAAAGAAAAGGGTCTTTTGCTATCTATCTTGAACCATGGCATTCAGATGTGTTTGAGTTTATCGATTTAAGAAAAAACCACGGTAAAGAAGAAATGAGAGCTCGTGATTTATTCTTGGCAATGTGGACTCCAAATCTTTTCATGAAGAGAGTTGAGGAAGATGGTGATTGGTCATTACCTGAAGAACAGGCGGTTTGTAATTTAGCTTCAATTGCATTACCAAAATACATTATTAATAAAGAATTCAACCACGAATTACTTTATGAATATGTGTACCAAGTGGTAAAAAACCTAAACAACGTTATTGATTTGAATTTTTATCCTACAGAGGAAACAAAACTTTCAAATATGAAACACAGACCAGTTGGTTTAGGTGTACAAGGATTGGCAGATGTTTTTTGTATGTTAAAATTACCGTTTGAAAGTGAAAATGCTGACAAACTACAAGTTGAAATTTTTGAAACAATTTACTTTGCTGCATTAACATCGTCTAAAGATTTGGCAATTGAACACGGTCATTATTCAACATTTGAAGGTTCCCCATTATCTAAAGGTATACTTCAATATGAATTGTGGGGTAAAACCGATAAAGACACGAGCGGAAGATGGGATTGGAAGACTTTAAGAAAAGAAATCGTAAAACACGGTGTAAGAAATTCTTTGTTAGTTGCTCCGATGCCAACAGCGTCTACCGCACAAATCCTTGGTAATAACGAAGCGTTTGAACCGTTTACATCTAATTTATATTCAAGAAGAACTTTAGGTGGTGAATTTATTGTTATCAATAAACACCTCGTAAATGAATTACTTGAAAGAGGTTTATGGTCAGATGATTTGAAGAAAAAACTAATCATGGAAAATGGTTCCGTACAGAACATTCCCGAAATACCTGTTGAAGTAAAAGAGGTATACAAGACAGTTTGGGAAATGTCTCAAAAAAGAATTTTGACCATGGCTGCGAATAGGTCGATTTATATTGACCAATCACAATCATTAAATTTATTT